GCCGTTCAGGTCATACGGCATGATATCGCTGCCTACGCCACCAGGTTCCGTGAACAGCTCGTCCACGACACCGAAGCCGTCGGCATTGCTTTCAATCAGAATACCCTTTTCTCCTACGAACTGTGCGGCTTCGTTGTAGGCACCTTCAGGGGTCGTAGGGCTGGAACTTACAGGATTGAGGAATTCATCGCTGAGTTTCTTTGCGTCGGCAGCAGACAGCTTGTCATAGTATGTGTCAAAGATGCGACCTCTGGACCAGTAGTCTTCGTAGACGATGACATCGGCGTCTTCGATATGGTCGGAGGAGCCATTGCCCCAGACACGGAGTTTCTTAGGGTTGAGCTTGATAAGTTTTGGCTCGCCGCTCACGATGCCTACCTGATATACCTCCCGTCCCACGATAGCTGCATCCATAAAGCCGTCGTTGAATATCTGACGGAAGTTTTGTTCCTTGGAGTAATGCCGTACCAGCTCATTGGCCCGCTTCTCCCGTACATCCTGATAGGTGTAGCTGAAGAACTCCTGCGTCTCCTCCATCTGCCGCTGGGCAACCTCGTCGTCAATGCCCGTATCTTCCACCAGCATACGAACCGCATTGTCCATCTGGCGCTTCTTCTCCTCTTCAATTCTGGATACCGCATTGGGGTTCGTGACGATGAAATGCCAGTCGAAAGGTCTGGCTGCCTCTTCACCACGAAGGGTATTGAGCTTGGAATTCGTTATAGGGAAATGCTGTATCTTCTCCGGGACAGGCATGATGGACAACCCGTTGGGATTGAACAACGACACCATGTCGTCCATGTGAATCTTTCCATTCACAAGGTCATAGTTGATCTGCATCCTGACTACATCGTCACGGATAGGCAGATAACTAAAATATGAGCGATTTGCTGCCCAGTTAACACAAGCCTCACGCCAGGCTTTACCCTTGGACTTATAAGGAAGTGTCTGTCTTGGGAACTCTGCTCCGTAATCCATAGTATAATCCTTTTACACAAGGACAAAACTATGAAAGATAATAACCGAAATTACGGACGCAAATGCGCCATTTATGAATCCAAAATAGATTTGTAGTCAGGCCCCAAGTGTCTGTTTTTAAATGTTTCCCAATCTTTGGTCAGTGCGGGGTCGTTGGCTGGATCATCATCGTAACCTTCGGAATCTTCTCCTGTGTTGCCGTACAGGATGATGAACTGCTCACGATAGAACATCACCTGGAACAAAGCGCTCACACGGTCCGTATTCTTCTCGGGAGCATAAGACACAAGCTCCTGAAGTAACGCCCTGTTACGGATGTCGTAGAGCCTCGGAACCTCTTCTATATGAGTATTGCCCCTCTCGTCCTTTACCTCTACAGGCTTCGTACTTTTCAGCCAGTCGTTAATGAGGTCTATACCCGTACTGATAAGGGCAGCATTAACAGACACACCATAGACGGATGAGCCAAACATATTGTACTTGACGAGTCCTTTAGACCGAATCCAACCAGGGCACTCAGCGAGTCTCCAAACTGCCCTTTTCTTCTGAAAATGAGCAAATAAGCCCTTCCTATTGGATTCAAATAAGACAAACGCATTATAGAATTCAGCCAACTTTCGGACTATCTCATAGCCATCAGCGGCAAATGGCTGGCGACCTGTATACTCGGCAACTATCTCATCGTTGAACAGGTCGAATACGATAATAGATGTCAAAGACTCCGATTCTGCTTGGTCATTTTCTACCGGGTCGACTCCGATTACATAACGATTCTCAGGAATATGTCCTTCCTGTGGCATTGCGAATATCTCCAATGCGCCTTTCTCCGTGTTGTCCACAGGATATTCCCGTATCGGATAATCCCGTGTGGACTTGAACTGTATGTCTCCCTTGCTGGATTCGATAAGTTCCCCGATATAGATGTCGTCATAGATATGAGGATTCTGGTCCAGTTGGCGGATACGCTCATTGAGCATCACAGTAGGGAAATAAGTGGAGCGTACACGAAGGATGGCTTCTTCCGGCGTAATGGGCATCTGGGCGACACGCTTCAGATAAGACGCCGCATCGCCACTCTGCTTTACATTGTACCTGTCAAGCAATATCTCAATGACGGCTTTTACGACATCGGAGTTGCCGTCCTTGTCCATGCAACCTTCGCGGGATATATAGGACGGGAAGAAATAAGAAAACTTACCTGCGCCTTTTCCTGCTTTGTCATAGACATTCTCCAAGGCATAGACCTCATAAGCCATAGGCTTGTACAAAATAGTCCTGATGCCAGAAAAGTCTGATGCTTCATCACCAGCCGTGCCAACACCGTACAAAATCGAGAACACATCGTTGCCGTTCTTTACGGAATCTCGGACATTATCCCATACATCCTTGAAGTTGGGATACGATCCCATCTCCTCGAAGAAGATAAATCCTCGTTTACCACGAATCTTTCCTTCGTCATCCTTAACGGACAATCCCATTACAGAGTTGAGGGAGCCTTCCTCATTGCCGTTGCTGTTCTTGTAGCCCATTACCCAGAGCATATCCGAAGACCGACGAGTAAGCATCAATCTGGGAAACTCCGTCTTGGATGCACAGAAGTCAATCATCGGAGTGAACTTGGAGAATGTTCCATCTTTTTGGGACAGATACTCCTTCGTATATGCTGTCAAGACAGTTGCTACACGGCGCTTTGCTTCGGAATCCTCGCCCAAAAGAAGGTTGTGGGACATTATACTTGCCAAGACATACGACTTGCCACAGCCTCGACGAGCCAATTCCAGACAATGTTTTCCATGATGACGAGCCTGATCTATGTAATGAAAACGATAATAAATCCCTTCCCAGAAGGCAGGAAAACCCTCGACACGGTGTACGATACCCGTCTTTGCAGAACGCTCGGATATCATAATAGGACAGTAATTCAAAAAGAAATACATCTGTCCTGTCACCCACTCTCCATCTGACTCACGAACATACCCATCACGACAACGCCTTACCTCCTCTTGAAACCACTTGCCATATTCACTTTTGGGATTTGCATTGGGACGAAGAAGGGAATAACATCCATTCTCCTGATAGAACTTGATGGCTGGACGAAAATAGTCCATGTCTTCAAGGATATGAGGATGCGTGATATCTACGATAATGCGTCCCTGGTTATCCCTCGGCAAGTCTTTAGCCCTAGGACGATTCTCGCTAATCATCCACTTGAGCAAAGGCACAGTGTCGATGAAATCCATGAATTCCGTCTGGACATCTTCAGGGAACTGCGCCAATAGTTCTTTGGTTATCGGCGTTTGGAACTCATTTGTATTTATTATGACGGTCTCACTCATCACAAACAATCAGTTCCTGAGCAAACGGAAGAGTCCTTATCCATTCACAGAACATCCTCCACTGAGGCAGACGATGGTCAAAACGCTGATAGTATATCCGACGAAGCGTCTGGTAAGAAAACATCCAAACCCGTTTCTGCATTGTTCCTTCAGGAAGCTTTTCCTTCATCTCAACAAGGTCATCTTCAGCAAGACCTTTTCCTTGTTGATGCATAGTCGAGTTGGAAGCCATGCAGCATGCGCCAACAGAATATCGGTCACACTCCTGCCACCAATAGCGGGGAGCATTTATCTCACACCAAACTACTACACCCCGTAGTACCTTAGCATGCTCATCGCCACGACGAACAAGCGCCTGTAGCAATTCGATATCTTTCTCTGATACATCAACGCTCTTGTTGTATGTAACATATTTTCCTGCGCGGACAAAATCACCGTCTATATAAGAGCGAGCATCTTTACCAAAAGGAAGTCTTAGTGCATGAAATGCAGCACCAAAACCACCAATTTCCAAAATCTTTACACTGAATTCTTCTACTGATTTATGCATAACTAAATGTCTTCAAATGCTGACTTTTGGGCATTACCTCTTGCCTTGTCATCTACAGCAAAGTCTTTAGCCAATGCTTTCTCGGCTTCGGAGAGCGCTTTCGCAAGGTCAGGTATCTGCTTCAGTGCACTGGTAATCGTCGCCACCTGATAGATAGGCTTCTCGTTCTTATCGACATCGAACAGGTTTACCTCACTGAGAAAATGCCGAAGGTTATCAATACCTTTCCGCATCCCCTCCAGAAGAAGAGAAGCGGTTGTAACCGTACTTGCGCGATAAGCTTCCATCGCCTCTTTCAACAAAGGAGACGGTGACCAGTCATCATCAAAACCTTCCTGCTTCTTTACCTCGGAAGCCCTTGCCTCTTCATCAACAAGATACATGTAACTACTCCTCGGATCGCACATGAACCAGAGATAGGACAACTGCTGCCAGAAGTATGTCTTCTTCTTTGACTTGTCCTGTTCAAGCAGTTCAAGGATGGGGCGCATAAAAAACGCCTCATCCGCAAGCTTGATTTCCTGACCATCGAACTCTATGAGTTTCATACGCTAGCCGCCTTCTCGATTTCCTTACTACGCCAGTTGATGTACTCCATACGGGCCTTCGAGATAAGATCACTCAGTACCTCTGCTTGATTTGCTGCTACATTGTCGCCGATGCATTCCGTCTCGTTGGAGATGCCGCATACATCATAGGTGATGAGAAAGAATCCGCCCGATGTGTTCAGAATCTTCTCAATAGCTTCCAGTTTGATTTTCTCTTCCATATCTTTATTGTTTTAAGTTAGTTACTGCAACAGTCCGCCTTC